TGTAAGAGAGATCGAACCGACTGAAATTACAAACGTACTCAGTCATTCAAGGTATAATAGGGAATACGAGGATTTAGCCATGACAACAGCCGAAAAGTTAATACAAAAGGGTAAAATCGAAGGTAAAATCGAAGGTAAAGTTGAAACTAAAATTGAAATTGCCGAAAATATGCTATTGAAAGGTGTCAGTTTAGAATTTGTTTTAAGTGTAACCGGACTTACCGAGCAAGACTTAAAAGACCACGGTCTTTTATGATTCAATCCGAAGAATTGGAAGTTAAAGTTCAAGAACTAGAAAAAAAAGGGTATAATTTACTGTATATCGAAGATTACGTTAAAGGTTATTTCGAAGCTAAGATTGAAATTTCCACAAATTTGTTTAAAGAAGGTGCTAGTTTAGAATATGTATTAAATGTTACCGGATTTAGAGAACAAGAATTAAAAGACTATGGAGTGATATAACTTTCTTTCTTCTAAAAACCTACATCCTATTCCAAATTTTAAAAACCGATAAAATAAAAATATAATAAACTTTTCTTTAAATGGATTACAGTTTAAAGGAAGAAGAAGTCAGAAGACAAGACGGCCAAGATAAAGGAGCCATCTTTATTACTTACCCCGCACCACCGGAAGACGTTGTCGTAGATTATTTTAGGAATTTTATTTCTTTAACCGGACTAGAAGAAAGAAATTTAAACGTACCAGTAATTCACGGTCATCCATTATACCAGGAAGGAATTTCAAATAAAGGACCAAACACTAAATTTCCAAAAATTGGAATCGAATGTCCAATAGAAAGGCACACTCAAGTTTTAGGACTCAATGAACACCATTTTAGAAACTCAGAACAGTTTATAAACTACCTTACCGAAATTTCACAAACTCCAGAATCCAGAAGAATACCTACAAAATCATTTTTAGACGAATTTTCACGTAACCAATACTTTCAACAATTTCAGTTTAACTGTGAATCGGATGTAATTATCACCGGATTTTCATCGGGTGCAAGCGGTAGAAATTCAAATAAGTTTATATACGACTCTTCTTTAGCCTTAACTCTACTCATGGCAAACGACTTACCCGTTTTGTATCCGGGTGTAACCGTATTTTTACCCGAAGACACAGAAGCTAACTTAACAACAAACGATTTTGCTGAACCATTTTGGGGTTTTGAAATCAAAGTAAAAATCGTACAAACTAAATCGATCTTTAGGACAAAACCTAAATTCCTTTTTCCCGATACCAAAGAATTCGACCTATATTTGTCAAAGAGTAGAAGTCAGTTTAAAAACTTAAGTCCTTAAAATAGGTTATATAATACATGGAGCCAGAACAAAGTAAAGGTAAGGACAAGGAATCTAAAAACAACTCAAATAAAAAGGAAACTCCAGATGAATTTCTTTCCAGAAAAGAAAAAGAATTAGGAAAAATTATCTCTCCACGTTTTCGGGAGTATTTTAAAAGAGAACTAAAGGCAATCTCAAACCCTTCTTTAGAAGCGGTTTGGGAGGCCGTAAGTGGGAACGCGTGAAGTAGAATTTTTAGGACGTGGATACATACAGCCGGGTGCTCGTGGAGCATTTAGAACCAAACCACAAAGTGCGGGAATATCACCTGATTTTAATACTCTAATACTTGTAGGGCCAAGTGACAACGGACCCTATACAAACGATCTAACACTACCACTTACAAAAAGAGTTTTAGAGTTTGGAGGACCAGACGAAGCAAGACAAATTCTAGGATCGGGAGATTTAGCCGATGCGGTAGTTTGTGCTTTTTCACCCTCTAAAGACTCAAGATTTGCAAACGGCCCACAAACGATCAAAGCACTAAACGTCTCACAAAACTTGTCTGCAAGCGCTTTAGTTCCTACAACTACATTAGGAATAACAAATACGGTAAAAGCGATAACTCCAGGGCCTAAAGGAAATCAGTTACGGTTTAGGGTCTCAAATAACGGAACCATACTACAAGTCGCGGACAACGAAAATATATTAACCTCTCAAACTCTAGAAGCAAACGATCTTAGAATCCAATATATAGGAAACGCATCAAACGCTATATTAAGTTTTGATGGTATTACCTTAAAAGTGACATTATCTGGCACGGCCTCGACGGACTTAAGTAAGGACTTAGTAATTGATATTAAAAGTTATAGCACTCTTTCTGAGTTAGTATCCTATATATCCAGTCAAGTCGGATATACGGCACTATTACTTTCCCAACCCGATCGAAAAAGTAACACACTCGATCATATACTCTTAACAGAAAATTTAGACGTAAAATCGTCACCTCAAATTTTAAAGTCCTTACTCTTTAGACAGGAGGCATTTTTTAACTCAAGTGGACTTTTAGAAATTATATCCCAAGAGAAAAAACCACTTTCTGATCTTTCCGGTTTTGTGTATCTATCGGGTGGAGTTACAGGAGCCACTACCACTAAAAGTTATTTGGATGCGATTGATACCGTATTTGATACGGAAGCAGTTAAAGGATTTTATGTCAACGTATGCACATCCCTCGAACCGGTAAGACTTTATTTAGCCGATAAACTCGCAAACGGAAATTCCGCTGAAGGGTCGGATGAAAGGTTCGGAGGTGCGGGACTTGATCTTGAAAAGTCGATCGATGAAAGAATAGAGGATATAAAGTCAACAAACTCTGAATATATGGTAGTCGGCTTCTCACCTCTAACCAGATACAAAGCCGACCGAATCAATTTAAAAACCTATCCAGGTTGGATGATCGCGGCCTTACACAACGCAATCAAAGCTTCTTCAAACGTAAGAGAAACAGCCACATTCAAGGATTTGAATATAGTAGACGCACCCGAAATTTTAACCAAAACGCAGATTAAAAAAGTATTACGTGCGGGTGGACTTGTAATCACAAAAAAACCGAATGCAGGTCCTTTTAAGATAGAGTTTGGACTCACAACGTATCAGTCTCAAAATTTAATAAGAAACCAGGCTTCCACCGTATGCACCGCTTTGGCTTTGGTTAAGGATTTAAGAGAATGGTTAAACGTAACCTTTACGGGGGAAGTTCCCACAGACCCGGAAGCTCTTGGAACAAGTCTTACGGATGCGGATTTACGTACAGCTGTAATACAAAGAATTCGTAATGTATATATCAGGCAATACGGATGGTTGACTCGCAATATTTACACGGGTGAAGACGCGTTTGATGAAAACTTTGAAATCCGTCGAGACGGTGACGTAATCTATTTTATATTCCCAGACGGTAAAATTGTAACTCCGATCAATTATATGTTTTTTTTGCTCAACTTAGACGTCGTACGCGGCGCGAAGAGTGAGGTTTAGAATATGGCTAAAAGTTCAAGACCAAACCCTAAAGTTTTAACCGGGAATGACGCAATCGTTAAAATTAACGGTCTAACTGTCGGTTTTATGAAATCGATTCGAGTCAGTATTAATAACAACCAAGGTAGGATACAAGCCCTAGGATCAAGGAAACCAAAAGGATTAAAATCTCTCGACTGGCAGGGAACTGCCACAGGTGAATTCCATATCTTAACGATCCCTTTAGAAGGTGTAGTCAAGATAGATACGTATAACGACGATCATGCGGACGATCTTTATGACATACTGATCATCGAAAAAAGAAGCGGTAAAAGGGTAGGTATGCTTACAGGTGGAGTCAATACGGAAGGGTTTAGTATATTAAATAACGAAATGAGTGGGAGAGAAATCGAATTTGAACTCGTGGACTGGGAACCTATGGAGGCATTTAATTAAAAATATGGAATATTAATTCCATTCAAGTGGTTTGGTAATTTGGTTTCCATCCTTGTCTATAACCGTGTCTGGGAACTGTGAGTTTATAACAGTATTAAATCGAATGGATTTCATAAAATCACAGTTTAGTAAAAGAACTTTACTAGGATTATTTTGCGGATTTAAATAACCAACAGACTTTTTTAAATCGTTTCTTATAATCCTAACCGGTTCTAAAAGATCTGAATCACCTGAAATAATTACAGCGGTATCATATTCATTTTTACAACCATCAAAAATCATGTGTGAGGCTAAGTTTACGTCCGATCCTTTCTCTTCCGTTTTTATAACTTCTACAAAACCTTTTCCATCGGAACGCATCATTTTGATCGGATGAGATAGAAAATGACCGAAATAAATATCGAAATTTGGAATTGTTTTTAATGCTCTAATATAGACTTGTTGGCGTTCTAACTGTCCAGGATCATTTTGCCTAGGTTTAACCATAGCAGTATAATATTTAATTTTTATAATGTTATTTTTTTCTTTAGGAAGTAGAAAAGTGCAAAGTTTTCCAAAGTCTACCCATTTAAATTTTGTACCTTTTACTTTACCGTAGTAAAAGTTAAATCCGTCGATGTAGACAAAGGTTCGCTTAGGAGTCATAATAAAGCAAGGGCTACCTCTTACGAGATAGCCCTGCGCCCTACGCGTTACCATAGGGGTGATATAATATCATTATCGTCGTCGTCGTTGATATGTCAACGACAAAAGTTATAATTTCTCTAACTTTTTAAATCCCAAATAATTTAAATAACGGTCCCTATCTTTTGTTTAGTTTAAAATAATTGAACTTCCGATATTAAAATTTATTAGATTATTCTTATATATGAGAATACTAGAACCGAATAGTAGAATTCTTTTAAACGTAAAATACGAGGGTGAAAGTTACACTTTTGAAGCTGACGTAGCCGATCCGAGTACGGAACTGGATATAGACATAGCCGTAGCTAAAAGGTTAAATGGAGCATCTCTTGAATCGATACCAAATTCTACCTATGGTTATATATTTGCGATTACTACACTCAATCACGTAGTAAAAAAAATACCGGAAGAATTTCCACAAGAACTACGTTCTTTCGAAGAAATACGGGACAAAGAGTTTGTACTAAAACTCTTTAGAGAATACAAAAAAAAAGAGGACTCCTTTCTAAGAGAGTTAAAAAAAAATAGGGACGATAGAATCTCTATCCGAAGAAAAGAATCTACTCGACCTATTTTTGATGAAAGAGTTTCACATTCTACCGAAAGGAGTGACTCATCTAGGGAATCTATTCACTCCACAGAAACAATTCATTCTAGAAGCGATGTCCAGGATGGATGTGCCGACTCTGATTCACAAGATAAAACTAAAATCTCAAAAAAAACAAGTGGAGAAAATGAAACCGGAAGAATTCCTCGGGAGTATAAGCCCGAATCTATCACGTATCCTGGAAGAAGAGGGCGGGTATACAAAAGAAATGCTTAGAAAACAAGGGGAACTAAAAAGAAATGAGATATTAGAAAATATTAATAAAGAGTTGGAATTTTGAGTTCTGAATCATTAGAAATCACAGTACATGCAAAACCTGATTTTAAGGACATCGATAAGGAATTTACACGGGTTTCCAAAAAAGCAAAAAAGATATTCTCATTTTTCGGTAAGTTTGGAAAAGATGAAGACGACAAAAACGAAGGTGAATCTAAAAAAACCAAAAAGAATAAGAAAAAATATAAGTTTGAACCCGCATCCAAATACACTGGAGGAAGTGCATACGCAACTAAGATAGGTGCGGACGGATCGGATTTAGATGAAACAGGACACGGTGGTTTTTATAATACGTTAGATAAAAAGATTTCAGCCGCAAAAGATTTACTGAATAAAAAAAAGAAAAAGAAAGAAAACGAAGAGAGTGAAGATTCGGACTCTCTATTCAAAAAAGATTCAGTCAAACAATTTCAAATCCAAAAATCAGAAATAAAAATTCAAAACGCTACGATTCAAACTGGAAACTTTCCAGGTGGGGGAGGAAATGAATCGTCAGGTGGAGGAGAAGTAAAAGGGGACACCTATTCTAAACTGAGTGCAGCTTTACCCTATATCGGTGCCGCGTTTGCGGTTGTAGGTGGAGTATTAAAAACGGTTTCTGCAATCGGTGAACAGTATCATAACGCAATGCAGTCACAGAGTCAAACGATTGGTGCTACAGGCGGGTATGTAGGAGGTGGAGGAGGTTACTTTTCCAATTCCGAACTTGCACAAGCAAACGTTTTAAAGGGTAGAGTAACTGGAGAAGATGTATTTAAAAAAGGAAATTTAATAGAATCTAATATACTACAATATGCGGCTTCTCAAGGAAAAGGAATCGGGGAAGTGGTAAAAGAACTTGAGACGATCCGTAAGGATTCTAAAAATGCGGATTTAGGATATTTAAGGGGTGGTGCAAAAGCTTCGGGATTTAACGGTCTTAGGCAATCCGAATATATTACAAAACTTGCATCTTTAGCAGAGAACTTACGAAATAAAGGATTTTCGGGAGATATTTCCGATTATTCAAGATTTTCAGCAGGATTGAAAAGAACGGACTCCATCAATATGGACCCAACTCGTAGAATGAGTTTAGCCGAAGAACTTTCCTCAAAAGGTAGAAGTGGAGCTTTTGGAGGTGGAATATTCGGTACACTTTCATTAACTGAAGCACTCAAAGCAAACGGAGGGGATCTTCTAAAGTCAATTCGAGATTCAGAACTAAATCCAGGTAAATACATGTCTCTTGCTTTATCTGGACTTGATCCGAATACAAGAGGACTGATTCATAAAATGGAAGGGGGAAGTTTTAGTGAAATGAGTTCCTTAAAATTCGGATACGAAGGTTTTGGTAAGGATCGGAGTTCGGTCCATGCAGGATACAATAAAGGTTTAGAACTAGAGAATAGAAAAAAAGAAACGTTTGCAACCGATATAGGAGCAGAAGCAGCCGAAATAGGTTACAAACTCAATACCGCTATGATCGATCTATTTAAGGAAAATAAAAACATAATGCTTGGACTTACCCGTTCCGTATCGGCTATAGAATCAAAACTGATACCGGTCGTATCCGGATCAATCAATACGATCGGGGACGGTATCACTATGTTATGTGAACTAGTTACACCTTTAGTAAGTTCCATTTCTAAAATGGTTTCTTTGACTTCCGGAAACGGAATGCTTGTCAGAACGAAATAGTTAAAACCGATATTTTAGAAATTCGTTAAATTGAATTCTATGGAAATTCATAGAATCTTTTTTCAACTATTTCAAAGAAACGGAATATCGATTGAAAGGGAAGTGGAAGACTTTGAAATAGAGTTTCAAGTACAACAACCCCAAAAACTTACAAAAGCAATCCGCCAAACTGATAACTTAGTTCAAATCCCGATTCCTTCCGGGATTACTTTTAAGTACGTATTGATTCTTGCCACTTATCTAACAGATGACACTGCAATTGGTGTAAAAAAAGGGGACCCAGCTCCGATTGTAATCCGCACGAATGGATCTAATCAAGACCACGTTTTACCCCAAGGTTTTATCACCTGGAGCGGTGGACTGAATTCTTTAAGAGTGGCTACCCCCTATGATACAAATCAAATCTTGGTGGAAGTTTACCTAGGTTGAATCCTGTATTTCAATTTCTATTAAAGGGAATCGGTTCCGAGGTTTTATTAGGTAAAAAAGGACCGATCCTAAAAGCAGTATCCACAGGAATCGAAGTAAGACGGCCCGATAATTCAGGGCTTACCAACCTTAAAACTGGGTCCCCTGTGGAAGGAAATGACGCCGTAAATTTAGAATGGGTAAAAAGAGAAGTATTAACAAATTGGAATACACCTGTACAAAATTTAGAAGAACTTCGAAGTATCCCATCCGACCAAAGAAAAGACAAACAAATTAGACTAGTAGAGATTGAAAACACATTCTATCAATATGACGCGGATTCAAACGCAATAGTACCGGATGAAATAGACATTCTAAGAACGATTCTTCCGAAGGACCTAAACCCTTCAGAACCTGGAAGGTGGTTAAAAACTACTGCAAGGACAAGTCTTCATTCCGAACTGATCGGACTTAGTTTGGATGATCATCCACAATACCAATTAAAAAACGAAAAAAATAAATCAAATGGTTATGTAGGAATTAATTCGGAAAGTGAACTAGAAATATTATCTGATCAAGGTAGAATTAAAAACGTTTTAAAAAGTAACTCCAGTCAAAAAAGAAATTATATACTACCGGACAGTTCGGGAACGATTGCCTTAGAGGAAGCTTTTATAGGTGCGACAACTCAATTTAACGGCAAAAAAGGTCTTGTTCCGACGCCTCTAATTACCGACACGGAAAAGTTTTTATCCGGTGACGGTAGTTGGAAAAATAATTTTGGAACTTTAAAAAACTCAAACGTCATAACGACACACTATACCGCTTCAAAGTATGAACGTGTATTGTGTGACGTTACAGGTGGAAGTTTTAACGTAATCTTACCAAACGATCCAAATGACGCGATTGTAATCGGAATCCTAGATATATCCAATAAAGCAGGAACTTATCCAATCAACTTACTTAGAAATTCCAAAAAGATAGAAAATTTAGAAGAGGACTGGCAACTAGATTTAGATGCAGGTTCTTATGAACTCGTATTTTCCAAAGAAAAAGAAAGCTGGTATTTTTTAGGAACCCCATCCACCCAAAATTTAGTTACTACAAACACGATCGTTTCCGATTTACCTAGTTTTACAGAAATTTCAATCGCACCTTCCGCAAACTCTGTAAGGTTATATTTAGAATCTACACTATTAAACGTATACCAGATGATTTCCGAAAGGGGTACGGTTTTTTTTGGAGTAGGGTATTTAAATTCGGGAACTCGTATTCTAAATTCTTACTTTGAGACTACGACGGATAATTTAGGAAATTGTAATCTAACTACAGGACTAACGAATAAAATCATATCCGTATTTGGTACTGTATCAGACAATCAAGGAAAATGGATTTCACCGATTTCATTTTACTATGAGAATGGGAATATTTCTTTTACGTTTGGAGATACTTTTGCAAATCGATCGGTAAGAATACGGGTAGAACACAAATGAAGTCCTTTAAAAATGATTTTTTAAAGGAAAGTTCAATGAAAAGTCATTTAGAAAATTTAATCAATATAGAATCCAATTCTAGAACCACTGAATTTAACTCTTTAGAATCCGCACTTTTAAATAAATTAAACACAAGTGAAAAAGGAGCAAGTTTAGGTCTGGCAACTCTTGGAAACGACGGTAAACTAAATTTATCGGAAAGACCTTTCCAAAACGTATTTATCTTTAGACCCGGTGAAACTTCTCCTTCCTATAACGTATTTAACAATTGGACAAACTTAGTTACGAGTCTTACATATACAAAAGGTTTAAAATACATTCAGTTAGATGATACACTTCAGTCGGTTACAATTCCTTTCGATATTTCCAACCTAAACGAATGTATTTTACTTCCTAGATATAAAAAAGAGACTCATTTAGTAGTAAACTTCACTTCCGGTTTTAAATTTTCAGGTTTACCTTTGGAAATAATAGGGCTTCGTCTCCAATTCTCTTCCCGTATCTTTGATAGTACGAGTACAAATTCTTTAAGTCTTACGGATTCCATTTTGGAATATTTATCGAGTCTCGAGAGTTGTATCGATTTAGTATCTGGAAATTTTTACGTGTTCTTAAAAAATTCATCCATCCAAGGAACAAACAAAACCGTTTTTTCCGTAAGAAGTAATTCTTTGCATCTATATGCAATATCAGGACTTTGTAATGTTGATTTTTCTACGATTACTGGTTTAACAGGTGCTACTTTAAATATATTCAACCAAAACGCGAACTATATAAATCAAAACTCATTTTTAGGACCACAAGCAGGTTTTACGGGTCAAAAAAACGAAATCGACCCAGGTCATATTTTAGAAAAAACACTCTCTCAAAAAGGACAACTTATTACGAAAAATTCTTCTGGTAACTGGACAACTCTTTCTACAGGTCTTGATAACGAATTATTCGTTTTTGATTCCTCATCGATTACGGGTTACAGGATAACGAACCTAAATTCATTACTCGGTCTTCCCGGTATGAAATCGGTTGAGTATCTAAGACAGTCTTCTCCGAATACAACCTTACTTATTGCAGGAAATAAGACGTTAGACTGCTCTATTTCCAATCTATTTAGAATTACGGGAGGAAACGCAACATTCACGATTACTAATTTAGCGGAAAACCAAGTGATCAATGTGATTTTAGAATCAACCGGTTCTTCGTATACGATCACCTGGTCGGGTGGTAGTTTTTATTGGCCTAATTCCACAGTACCTATTCCTACGGTTACGGCTCTAAAAAAAGACTTCTACACGTTTATAAAAGTGGGTGGTAATATATTCTCATCTTGTTTGCTTGCTATGGGTTAAATGTTTTTACCGATTGCTCATTTCCAATATCCGAAAATAAAACCGATCGTAGATCCAGGTTTTCCTTTAAACGGTGCAAACGGAGAAATTTATTCTATTATAAAATACGAAAATACGATCTTTATAGCCGGAAATTTTACGAGTATTGGAGGGGTAAATAGAAACGGATTAGCCGCGTTGGATTCTAATACGGGAGCTATACTTCCGCTTTTTCAAGGACAAAGTGGAGTTGTTGGAATTAGTTCCATGATTCTTGTAAATAATATGCTTCTACTAGGAGGGAGTTTTACATCCGTAAACGGTGTAAATAGAAACGGTATCGCCGCTTTAGACCCGAGTACTGGAACACTACTTCCTTGGTATCCGAGTGGAGGAATCGGAGGAGTTTCACCTAATATATTCGATTTTTGTGTTAAAGGAAATACCCTCTATTTATGCGGTTCTTTTACTTCGGTAAGTGGGGTTTCAAGAAGTAGGATAGCTGCAATTGATATTTTAAACCTTTCCGTTTTACCTTGGTATCCTCAAGATTATATAATCGGTGGTAACCCCTATAGACTTTTATTGTCTAAAGACTTATCTAAAGTATTTGTAGGTGGTTATTTTAATTCGATTGGAGGTTATACAATTCCAAAACTGGCCGCTTTGGATTCAAGTTCCGGTTACGTTATTCCTAGTTGGGGTTCTTTAAATAATATTTCCGGTGGTGCAAATCCATATATCAAAGATATGATCCAAATCGGTAACACTCTTTTTATAGGAGGGATATTTACTTTGGTTTCGGGTCTTGGTCGTTTTGGTTTTGCCGCTTTAAACGCAATTACGGGTGAACTAATTAGTCCTTATCTCAATCAGTTTGGTGGTAGTTTAATAAAACCAAATGTAATGAGTTTTGCATCTAAAAATAATAAACTCTATCTTGCAGGACAGTTCACTAACTTAAATAACGAACAAAGACTTTCAATTGCCTGTATCGATCCTTCTTCGATGCAACTTCTTTCTTACTACCCACAAAACGGTCTTGGAAACGATTCATCTTTTATTCAAAGAGGATTTTTTCACGATAATGACACTTGGTGGATTTATGGTTCTTTTCAAAATGTGGGTGGGGTAGCCTGTAACAATCTAGCAAAACTCAATCTCTAAAATACTAAATCCGGATCTTTTTCTAAACTCTCTTCGTTTGATTCTATTTCAGAATATCCTAAATTAGGATCTTGATTATTTTGTTTAGGTTGCTGTATCATTTGTAGATTTTGTTGGAAAATAGGATTTAAAATGACAGCACCCGCCATTTTATACTCTTCCTCACTGACTCCGTATAGGTCGGCTAGGGTTTGGGCTATTGTAGGTTTATCTTGTTCGATTCGGATTTCATCGATTAACTTCCAGTTTGACACTTCGTCTTTATTTTTACTGAGTTTGTCTTTTTCATCTTCCGGGTCCGTTCCTACAAACTCACAAATAATTCCCGAAAAATCGTCTTCTCTAATTTGTCTGATCTTATTAAAACCCATTTCAAAGTATGTGAGTAAAGAAAAACAAGATCTATTTAAAGAAAACTTACTTTTTTCTACCTGATTGGCTTCTCCGAGTGCGGCTGAACCGGTAAGTCTTAAACCTAACTCAGACTGATCCATTCCGTGTGACATGATTACGAAAGAAACACACCACTGCATAAGCTCTTTAAATGTCATATCATTAGCAATATTTAATGGAGTCCATTTTATTTCACCTGCAGACGTTCCAAGGATCGGTATAGTGTGGGAATCGTCCATACCGGAAATCATTTCTCTATACTGTAGTTGTATGGACTCTATGACCTCTTGCGTGGCGTCCCCAATTAAAGACATAAAGCCTGGTGGATGTTGTCTTGTAAAAGTATCCCGATTGAATTTTAAGGATCGAATCACCCCCACTAAATCTAAGATACAAGCTTCTAAGGGAGAAAAACCGAATCCGCGGATGGATATATCCGATATATGATTTTTATGTAATAGTAATATTTCGTTTTCGTTAAATACTTCTACAACTCTATCGTCTATGATTTGTACAAAAGATATACTTCTGTCCCCCTTATACCCTTTTTCCTTATCTACCTGAAAAATTGTAGCCGGGTCTAAGTATTTGATTTCTACAAGTTTACCAAGTGAGTTATATACTAAGTAAAATGAAATACTATCAAAGGTTAGAGTATCCCGGATCATCATTTCAAAAACGGAACTAAAATTGTCCCGATTCATCCAACCTTCTATTAAATCCCCCATTCTTTCAAAAAACTTTGAACAGTTTTTGATTTTTTCTTGGATTTCATCGGTGATTTCGTCTTCTTCGTTTTCTGTTCTAAACCAAAGTCCTTTTTTTTTATTTAATTTTGCGTATCTACTTAACTCATCGATTCGGATCGTATGGATTGCAGAGATTATACTCGTACCGTAACTTGCGTTTCTAAGTTGTGAGACCGGTATTCTAAAAGGCGGTCTGAGTAATACACCGTCTCTTATTTGATTTATCTGATCATGGTTATATACCGGTTTTCTACCTTCTATATTTTCAGAATTGACTTGGTTAAAAAATGATTTCGCTAAATGGATTAGGTGTTCGTTTACTTTTGTAGGTTGTATGTTTGTATTCGATTTTAAACGTATCGCTAAATTTTTTTCGTAATTATTTCCCCTAGGTCGGCCTACTTTTTTTTCCATACCCTTAGTTTTAAATTAAGGGTTTGTCTATCGGTTGAAAAATAATTTTAAATTATTATAAATTATTTAAAATAGGGTTTTAAATCATTTTACGAAAATTAAAAAACTCTAAAATTTTATGTTTTATATGTTTAAAAGTTTTTATAATTTTTATTTCCCGATATTTTATTTCATACTTCATATTCGATTTTCAATGTCTCGTAAATCGATCATTCTACAGGATATAAATCGTATCCAGTTTCAAAACCAGTTTACACTTTCCGGGAATAGTATTTTAAATTCTAACGATAGACTTTATTTTATTACAGCAATTAGGTCCGATGGTAGTTGGCAAATGAACGTGAAAGGAAATAACTCAGACCCAAATTTTAGAAATTATTCCAGAAAAGGAAATGGTGATTTTCAGTTTATGATTCCTATTTGTGCAAACGAAATCAGTTTTACGGGAGTGATTGAGTTTTCCGGTTTTTGGATCAACTCCAGTCTTTCTTCTCACTGATTCTTATGTTAAACTCAAATGCGTTAGTCAAAAAAAAGGTAGTCGTTCACGGTAAATCGGTGACTATATGGCCTTTAGAAATACTAGGACAAACGAGGATTTTAGAAATCCACGCGAAAAAAGAATCGATCAAGCAAAACACGACCGAAATAAAATCAATTATCAAAAAGAATTTACCCAAAAAGAAAAAATAGAAGCTAAACAAAGAGAAATTCGGCACCAAAAATTCGAGGAAGAAGTAAGAGAACAAAGAAAAACTTACGGAAGCGGTCCACAAATACCTAAACCTGGTCTGATCATGAGGATTTACGCAAAAAACAAAGTAAACGTAGGTGGGATGCTTGCTAAAGTAAAAGAAGTCACAAAAGACGGTAAAACCGTCCTGTGTGAATTTGCTTCCGGTAAAACCTACTCGATACCGATAGAACAGCTTCAAATCGCAAAATCAAAAATCCATTCCGATATTTAAATATTTATTATATTCTAATAAATAGATTATGAGTTACGGTGGGGATTTAAACAAACAATCCGAAGACTACGAATACCACGACCTTTCCGCTAAGATTTATCCCGAACTTGAAAAATCAAATACACCCCTTCCCGGTTGGGGTTGTCTGATTCATCCGGACGAACTTAGACGGATTATGCTTTTTGGTAACGAGACCTTAATAACAACTCGTGGAACTCAACTAGAAGATTTTCAGCTTAAAAACTGGGTGGATCAAACCGTACTAGCTTTTGCTCAAGAAATCGATTGGGATATTTATCCTAGGTTATTTCGTGCAAGACCTCTACCGGGTCAAAAGGGGAGAGAGGATTTAGAACCTAAAACGGGTAGAATTGAAGGCTATGCAGAATGGGACGATACTTATGACTTTGATTCTTTTAAGAGTGAAAATTTTTTTCTTAAACTCAGAAGAAAAAATATCTGTAGATTACATAGATGGGTTTTGACCTTTCCTTATAACGGTTCTACGATTTTAAATCTAACAGAAAAAGCAAATATACAATTTAAAACAGGAATTTTACGGGCTGTCTATACACGAGTTCCTTTTGGTAATAGTGGTTTTACTCCTCAAATTGGGATTCAAGGTTATCGTGCTTTAAGTCAAAATATTTCAAATCTTCCAGGTGCTTATCAAGTGGATTATACTTCAGGCTACGATCACGCGTCCAGAGTTCCCAGAGAACTAAAGGATCAAATTTTAAAATACTTTTTAATCTGTGTTCTGTCTTCTTATGGTGAAGGTATCATTGGAGGAATCTCTAACTATTCTACTTCTGTAGGAGTTATTTCAGAGTCGATCGGAACTACTATGTCCGCTGAAAATGCTTTTTTTGGGGCCAGGATCAAACAACTTTCGAACGAACTCAAAGATTGGTGGAAGGTGAGTAAGCTTCGTTATACAGGTATTTCTTTTGGTGCTTTAGGTTAATAAAAATCTAAAAATTTCATTTCATTTTTTTTAATCCGATATTGTAGTTTAGGTTCTATCTTCTTTTTTGTGAGATATGATAAATTTATTTTAGAGCTAATCGAACTTACCAAATCTAAATTCAAAAATTCCAAATACAAAATCGATTTTAATCTAGATCATGTTTTAATCGGAGTACGTGGGATCAGTGTTTTAGACAATAACGTGATTTTAAACGAGAACACTTTTGATCGTTTTAACGATCTACTTTTTAATATTTTTCCGGGTGGTATGTCCTGGGGAAGTAGGGTAGTTACGGCTGATCCGGGGTTTGTTTCTAAAGAAACTCTTTTAAAATACGGTGTCACAAACGGGGAAGCTAGAACCGAAGAAGGTCTTTATTTGGTAAAACTGGGGATTCATAAAGGTCATGAATCCTTAGTACAAGCTTCTCCCTTTTTTTTTAGAAGGGATGTAAATAACGATCATATCTGGAACGATTTAGACCCTATCTTTTTAGATCAGGTTGGTTTAAATATACACTCTCGTAATTCAAATAGTGAATCGGTCGGTATTTCTTCTCTTGGTTGTACAGTCACTAAAGCTTCTTGGAATGATCCGGAATGGATAGAATTAATTTCTATTTTTAAAGGAGCCACATATATAAGAAAGAAAAAGGATCAAAATTTTAAAGGATTTTGTTACGCGATTTTAAATCAAGAATCGGTTAAGGATTTACTAATATAACGGTATTATTTTATGAAACAAAAACTAAAAACAAAAGAAATTTTAGAAACCCATCCTAATACTTTAAATACTAAAGATAAGGATCAAATTTTAGAACATACGGTTATCGTTAAAAAAAATCCTTTTCGAAAATCAAACCAGGCTTTTTTCTTAGGTCTATTTTTTTTACTTTTAGGTCTTTTTCTTTTAAGATTTTTTCCGGATGAGAAAATTTCGGAAGGGTTCGGAAAAGTAAGTGTTCACGGTCTTTTTTTAACTTCGGGTATCGTTTTAATGTCCTGGTTTAAATCGGGTGAAATCTTAAGGTCTTTAGGTGATTTTATTTCTAAAGCGCGTGGAGGAGGTAATTCTTAATCCTTTTCTAAAATAACAAATAAACGTAATCTTTTAAATTAAAATTTTATGAGGTTACTATGAAAAACTTTCTATTCCGTTTTAAAAATTTAATCACTCAACACAAATCCTTTCTAATTTCCAGAATCATAATATTTATTCTGATCATTTCTTTTTTTAAAATCAATCATTTAGAAATACGATTGATTCAAAATCATGAAAGTTTTGAGGATGTCAAGGAAGTTGATTACTCCAAGGACCGTTCAAAACTCGTTTGTTATGCTAATCATACACCCAAGGAAATTGAAAATACCTGTGATATTTTAGATTCTAAAAATAGGGAAAGTAGAAAGAAATGAAACGTTTTCTTTTTCTTTATATTCTATTTCTATTTAATTGTTCTACGTTTGGGAGTGTTCCACTTGATTCGAATCTAAATCCTTCTCATGATAGTGGTTGTTCCGAAGTTAAAGGGTCTTCTTGGTTTTTATGTCTTGAGAAACTTCACTCTAATTGGCAAAAAATTGAATCCTCTAAAGCTACCGTCACTGTCCTTTCAAAAGATAGGGAAGGTGAGTATGTACGTCTAAAAAAACGAATCTGTTGGTCTGAGTATTTTTGTCGTGATTTCGAAGAAGTCGTCTACGCTCCTACTTTTTTTCAAAGGTTAAAAGTCACTCTTTCCACGGTTTTAATTTCAGTCTGTATCGGGTTTTTAATCGGGATTTCTTTTTAAATAGAGTTTTAAATTTGGATATTCGACTATATAACAGGGATTGTTTTAAAGTCCTTCCTAAGATAGGAGACAAATCGGTTCATTTGATTTTTTCGGATCTTCCGTATGGTAAAACCGTTTGTAAATGGGATCAGATTTTATCTTTAGAAAATCTTTGGAAAGAATACAATCGAATTCTAATAGATAACGGAGTCGTTATTTTTACAGGTAACCAACCTTTTACGACTCAAATCATTCAAAGTAATCCGAGACTTTTTAGATACGAACTGATTTGGTACAAGACTAAAGCTACAGGTTTTATGAGTGCTAAAATTATGCCCAATCGTTCCCACGAAAATATACTCGTTTTTTACAAAAAACTTCCCACTTACAATCCTCAAAAATATAGTATCGATCCAAAATTTCACGTAAAAGGTAAACACTCTCTTCAAACGGCAAATTTTATTAATATCAAAGGAACGAAACCTTTAAACTATCAATATTTAGAAGACGGTACTAGATACCCTGATTCCGTTCTTTGTTTTCCAAGCGAATCTAGTAAAGGAATGCACCCGACTCAAAAACCGGTTTCTTTATTAAATTTTTTAATCCTTTCCTATACCAACAAGTTTGATACGGTTTTAGACCACTGTATGGGTTCGGGTACGACCGGTGTTTCTTGTGTTAAGACCGAGAGGAGATTCATAGGGATCGAAAAAGACAAAGGTTATTTCAAACTTGCTAAATCTAGAATCTCTAAAGCCCAAAAAGAAAAAGTAGAGACTCTTTTTTCGGATCTTGCCTTATCTTCCTAGCCAAATCTTATGTTTAATTTACAAATATTTAAACTCATCCTTTTATATACTACACTCGGAAGTGTCTTAGGATGGTGTTTTTTTGGATTACTTCTTTTGGTTATTTTTCTTTTTATTGAGAGAGTAGAGATTTTAGGTTTTATAGAGTGAATTTTGATTTATGAGTTAACTCCATTCAGATTGAATATCGAAGAGATAAAAAAATGAACGGAGCCAGAGTACAGTTTAAACGAAAGCGAAAAGAAAATTGAACAATTCAGCATGGGTACCCCGATCGTGAAACGTTCGAGTGGTGGGGTCTTTTGCTGGACCACAATACAAGAACCGTGAAAGTGAACATTAATTTATTAAAAGAACATATGCCGTAACATTTTACGCTTCTAATATACTTTCAAATATTTGCGAATAAAGAATTGGATATTTTAAAAGTATTGTTCTAAAAGCATTCTCATTTTCCTTAAGATACTCTCTAATTTTACTTTTACTTTTTTCAGTTTTCATCAAAATCGAAAATTCTTTAGCAATTACACGATCCGCGAATCCTAATTCGTAAACATTTATTGAAGTTAAAGACGACAATCCATATTTTACACTTTTTTGCAAAATCTTTACTCTTTCTATAAGTTCAACCATTTCTTGAGGAAATAAAAACTCTATAATTTCAACAACCGCTCCAAGTATTACTGATCCTTCATAGGAAATTGCGTTTTCACAAATTTCGACAACATGCTCAAGTTTATAATTTCGTCTTTGTATCCCGCTAACTAGCTTTACTCCAGTTGAAATGAAATTATTAAATATTTCATAAAATGGTTTCCCTTCAATCCAACCATATGCCAACGCTAGTAAGCTTGATTGCGAACTGCATTTAACGAACACATTGTTTTTAGTATGTACGAGAAGAATAGGCCATAGTTTCTGCAACAATAATCTATAATCTTTTACATTATTCAATGTTTCTATATTTAACTGAATCCAGGATTCTATCTCTTGTATTTCCCTTATCCCTAATAAGGTTTTTCCATAAATTTTCCTCTTTTTTGAATCAGCAACCTCATTCAAAATCCGATTCGCTATAATAGTAAATATTTCAATTATTTGCTCTTTTTCTGTAGCGTCGGCTAAGTGATAGGCAAGAGTATTCTTGGCTAACTCGCTTATACTTCCTAAACTACTCTGGTCGTTTGATCCTTCGGGCCATTGTGAAAGCAAAAAACTTTCAATTGAGGAAATGATATTAATCTTCCAATTTACCTGTCTCTGCAAATCTTGTTTAGTGTATTTTTTTTCAGCATATTTATTTACTATATTTTCAATATATCGTTCTACCTCAGTACTACCTGCTATATACAAATTCACAAAGTCCATTGGCTCCATTTGAATATGCCTTGACTTTGTTTCATTTTCAAAAGGTATAAACAATGTTAATAATGTACTTGCACAAGGCTCTGAATTATTAGGCTCTAACAATTTTTTAAGTTCTTTCCAACGCCAATTTTCCTGAGCTTCCGCTTTTGTGTCATAAAGAACTGGATCAGCGAAAATGATACTTCCTTCTGTATACATTCCTGAACGCCCTGCCCTTCCAATTAGATTATGAAAATCCCTAACCTTAATTCTTTCTGCACCTTGATAAACACTAGTTACAATTAAATATCTAATTGGTAAATTAACTCCTTGTGCTAATGTAGAAGTGCATATAACGAAGCGTATCAAATCTAGTTTCATTGCGTTTTCTACAGCCAAACGTATTCCGTGTGGAGTATTTCCATGATGTGTAAAAATTCCTATTTTAGCGCACTTGGTTACGATAGACGAATCCCCAAGATTTGCCGAATAAAGGTTATATAATCTTTCAATCTCGGAACCGTTAGAAAACTGAGAAGGGGGCGATAGAGGTAATTCTCGTTCAAAAGCATCGATTATTTTTTCGCATACTTTCGTGGCAGTATCTTTCTTACCGCAAAATACTGCTACGCTACCATTTTTAGAGAGTTTTAAGCCGAGTTCCAAAGCAATTGCTTGCTCATCATCACGCATTGGAAACATGCGAACTGTCCTCTCTCTATTACGTAACTTTAATTCATATGACTCGATAACTCGGGGTACGAAAAATTCCTCAATGTCCGGGTTCTGTTGATCAAAGAAAAGAAGACGTCCTAATGGATCGACCCAACTTACACAGGCAAATGTACGGAATGTTGGCGTAAGAGATTTGCCAAAAACAATCTTTGCATTTTCTCCATTTAACCATAAATTAACTGCTTGTGCATTGGTTATAACCGCCGAAATTAAAATTTTTTGAGAATCGCTCCTTAACATTGTCTTAAGAGATGTTAAAAGTAATTCGTATTTGATACCTCTTGTTCCACTATCAAATTGATGTCCTTCATCAAAAATTATTAACCCTATCTTTTCAACCAACTCAGGTGTTTGTTTTAGTAAGTAGATAAATTTTTCAGGTGTTACAACTAAAATCTGACGTTGATTAATAAATTCATCAATTTGATAATCGAATTGCAAAACATCAGTTAATTCGTTAACATTTACAGTTTCACCAGAAAAGGAAGATAATAGGTTATTATGAATTTCATGACAAAGCGCTCTGAAAGGTGCTACTATAACAGCAAGATTGGTTCTCTCAGAAATAAAAGCGCTGCGAATTACTAATTCCGTTGATTTTGTTTTACCAGCACTCGTCGGCATCTGCACTATCGACGAAATTCCTTTTAGAACGCCAGCGTCACCAAGCAATTGTTGAGCAGGCCATAATTCTTTAATTGCGTTTGCCTTTATTAAGAAGCTATACCACTTTTTTTTATCTAAAGAAGAATATTTTGGCAATGAAATCCAACTGGAATTTTCATATTTTTTCCGAACGATCGCTGTCACAACATCTGAAAAAAGTAATTCCCTAGGTGTCCCGAATTCATAAGCTTTTTTTCTCAAATTTTTAGCTACAGCAATTAAACTATTGCCTTCCAATCCAGTACGATTGAATTCAATCATACTATTAATAATATTTTTAATATCCTTCTCATATAAACTATACTGAATATTAGCATTTTGGTTATAGTTATTTTGCAAAAGCCAAGCCAGCAAACGATCAATTCTGTTCGAGTTTAACTCGATATTCCAACTATCTATATTAGTTGCTAGAACTAAGGAACTACCTGGTAAATCACAAAGATAATAAGATGCAGAACCAAGTAATAATAAATATGGGTCCAGTTGTTTATTTAATTGAGAATGAAAGTACGAATCAAAAAATCTAGCAGAGAATTGAAGATTCTTTCGTAAATCAACTAGATTTGCTTCTGAAAAATCTTCAGAATTTTCCCTTGCCGCAAGTTCACCCAAAATCCCAATCGATAAAGTAAGTAACTTGATCGGATCTTGTCGAATGTTGATATGATGATCAATGGAAACATTATATTCAAACATTTTTGCTTTAGAGCGAGTAACACCAAGAAGTAATTGAGATTTCTCCTCAGGCTTCATTTGCTGCTAAATCATATATTTTATAAACTAAGTCCATCATTTGTTTTCCTTTGATAACTATTAAGTTTAATTTATCTCTATTAGGATGGGTAATAAATATCGGCGGATCTAATGATTTTTGAATTTTTTTTGTATCCGTTTCAACAAGAATAGATTCATCGTAATACTCATTTGTTAAAAGTGCCGCAGCTCCAAAAATTTCGTTATAAGGTAAATCTATTGGGTTCTGAAAACGTTGAACTTTTAAAGCCAGTGCTCTTTCGCCTTTTTCATAGAGTTTCTGCTTTATATAATTGAGTGACTCGTCTATCCTAACAAGATCCTTGGCTGAATCCTTAATCGCATCCTGAAGTCGATTGCCGTTTGATTTACTAAATCCTGCTTTCGATTCAAAAACTGCTAGTTTATCGCTATTAGAAGGTATATCCTTTTTAGTCACTTGAAAACCAATCACATCGCAACCTTTCGGAGAATCGTCTCGTGAAATTTTTGAATTCCATCTAACTCTTGGAACCCAGAAATTCAGTTTCCATTCTAAGTAATCTGCAACTAGTATTTCCCCAAAATCACCAGATTTGACACTTGGGCCAAGAGGGGTAGTCTTTGAAGGAAATTTAATATTTTCTAAATATTCTTTTTTCGATTTTTCTCCACGTAAAAAATCAATATCGCAATCTAAGCAATAATGATTTCTAAGATAATTTGCCCAATCGATTAATACTTTTTCTTCATTCGCGTATTCAAGTTCCCAAACTTCAATGCCTTTACCATCATTTGTCTTTAAACGCTTGCCAGTATCTTTTAGCCAATTAATGTGCTCAGGAATATTCAATTTAGAAACTCTTCTTAAAAATTATTAAGTTAGCCTTGGACGGGTGATGATTTAATGAAGTAGCGCGGCATAGCAGATAACAATAAAAATACGAACGTCGTATAAACACCCAAAAATAACAGAATATACGAATATCATAAAACCCTGGTAATTTTTCAAATCAAATTAACTTAGGTAATAAAGTAAAGCGTCGTTTAAAGAAGTTAGTTAATGAATTCTCAAAAACAATTTTGTGTAGATTCTTCTGTGAAGCAACAGAGTTCTTCTCATAATGCACATTTGTTTATTTTTTATAAACTTCTTTAAGGTTTTAGGCAAGTTCTAAATAAAATTGACTTAATGAAATTAAATTCAAAAGATAACAGATGGCCGAAGTGAATAATCCTCATGATCGATTGATTCGAGAAACATTCCAAGATAAAAAAGAAGCAGCAACTTTTTTCAAAAAC